ACCAAAACCCAAACCACAACCCAAACCCACCGGCCGCCATGGGCCGACCACCTGGCGCGTATATATCACGCGGTCAGCGAGGGAGACCGTGGCGGCTCGGAGCCGCCAAGTGTAAGGTCTCCGCTAGAGTTTCGTTCACTCCCAAGGTGCCATTTCAATTATCTCATCCTCGTAATGTACTTAAAAACGAGAGACGGGGAAACCCTGCCAATCAAACTGATGATGTCCTTGGACCGCTTATCGAGGGGAATTTCCCTGTTCTTACAGATGGCACTTTCGAGAGTTTTTTAGCTGCTTTCAATAAACGATGTAATTATCATACAGACCAGTGTGCTGATCCTAAGATTATCGCTGCGTCTAAAAAGTTGCTAAATCAATTGGTTCCTGACCAATTGCCTCTCATTGAGTGGACGAAGGACACGTTTCTTACGTGGCTCAAGCAGTTTGAGCCTGCTAAACAAGTTAGGTTAATAGCTGCTGTCGAACGCTTTCCACTGTTTAGACAGTCGGAGTATGGGGCTAAGGACGTCTTTGAGAAGGTCGAATTGTTAATGAAGAGGCATGACCCTGAATTCGCTGGGCGGATTGTCAACGCTTCTACTGATCTTCACAATGCATTATCCGGTCCTATATTATCTGAGTGTTTGAAGAGGTTGGTTAAATGCGCCGCACTCGACGCAGATGCTGGTATCAGTAAGGTGACTGTACGAATCGCCTATGGTGCCACACCTCAAGACTTTGTTCAGTATATCGACGGTGATGGTCCATTCATCGCCGCTGATTACACTGCCAATGACAAAATGCAGGTCGCCGATGTTTCTATGATAGAAAGGGATTACGCTGTTAGGCTTGGCATGCCGATTTGGATTGCCAAGGCTACGCTTCGGGCAAATAAATACAGTGTGACCTCGCGGAAATTCGGGTTGAAGGCCAGTCTAGCTAATCAATTACCATCTGGCTCCACTTCAACAACTTTTCGCAATTCTATATGGAACGCTACAATCTTCTACGCCTGGGCTAAACGTTTTGGCTTACATATTATCGCACTTATTCTTGGCGATGATATGTTAGCAATGTCAAAAAACGGACGTTTACCCAAGCGCGCTTCACGCTCTTATGCACACCATGCCAACTTAGCTCGCATGAAAGCCAAGGTGTTTGTTTACTCGCACTTGGTCGATTGCGATTTCCTATCGCGGCATTTTGTGCCTAGCGCTAGTGGTCATCTCGTTATTCCAAAATTTGGTAAGGCATTTGGACGTTTTAATGCACGTTCAAACAATGGCAATATCACTCATCAGGAGTATATTGCTGGCAAATCATTGTCTTACGCTTATGAATTCAGGCATTCTCGCCCTATGTGCAATCTGTTCTTGGAACGGTTTGTAGCTACGGGCATGCCTCTCAACAGTGTTCCGGTCAATACTTTCACTTATTCGTTCCGCTCTTTGGTTTTGAACCAAGGGGTCTCCGGGGCGATGAGTGCCATACGGAATGCTAGTGAGCTCACTAATGACGATATGACATGTTACACGCATTATCGCTACGGCAAATTTTTTTCTGAAGTTTTAAAGGATCTAGAAGAATTGTTATTCGGTGACACGCACCTTTCCGAACTCCGTGCCGCTACGTATCTGGTCGCGGATATATATTAAAGGTCTACCGTTTTCAAACGAAGAGCACGATGTTACGCTCATCACAC